TGCAATACGATTTGGTCGTAAAGCAAAAAATTTAATCGACAGCCAAGACTATTCAAAAATTTTTAAAACAACTTTACAAGAAGACTCTAAGGCAGCAGGACGTTGGGAGACAGCACAAGGTGGTGAATACTTCGCTGCTGGTGTGGGTGGTGCGATAACAGGTAGAGGAGCGGACTTACTGATCATTGACGATCCACATTCTGAACAAGATGCACTATCACCGACAGCTATGGAGAATGCCTACGAATGGTATACATCAGGTCCACGACAACGTTTACAACCAGGTGGCAAGATTGTGATGGTCATGACTCGTTGGAGCACAAAAGATTTAACAGGTATGTTGGTCAAGAATCAATCAGAACCAAAAGCTGATCAATGGCACGTGGTCGAGTTTCCAGCAATCATGGACCACGGATCACGGAACGCGAAGCCTGTGTGGCCGGAGTATTGGAAGTTAGATGAATTAGAAAAAGTTCAAGCAACACTACCCACGGCTAAATGGAACGCGCAGTGGATGCAGAATCCTACAGCAGAAGAAGGTGCAATATTAAAACGTGAATGGTGGCGAACTTATACTGACGAAGATATACCACAATTACATCACGTCATACAATCTTACGATACAGCGTTTTTGAAAAAAGAAACTGCAGATTATTCTGCGATTACCACGTGGGGTATTTTCTATCCATCAGAGGACGAGGGGGCTAATTTAATTTTACTCGATGCTATCAAAGGCAGGTATGAGTTTCCAGAACTTAGACGTTTAGCATTAGAACAATATCAATATTGGAAACCTGAAACGGTGATTGTTGAGGCAAAAGCATCGGGATTGCCATTAACCTACGAACTTAGAAAGATGGATATACCGGTCGTAAACTTCACACCGAGCAAAGGCAACGACAAGCACGCTCGTGTAAATTCGGTTGCACCTCTGTTTGAATCTGGTATGATATGGGCACCTGAGCAGAAATTTGCAGACGACGTCATTGAAGAGTGCGCTGCGTTTCCTTATGGTGATCATGACGATCTTGTGGACTCAACCACACAAGCAATCATGCGATTCAGACAGGGCGGTCTGATCGGTCACCCTGAAGATTATATCGACGAAAAAGTCGAGCAACGTAAAAGGAATTATTATTAATGGCAAACAAATACCACAGACAAGGTTTTAAAACAGGTCTATTAGTTAAAGCAAGAGATGCTTTTAAAAATATTTACAAAACAAATAAGAAAAAACAAAACGTTGTCGATCAGTTAAATAAAAATTTAGAAAAACAAAGAAAAAAAACAAAAGCAAAACCTGAACAGGAGCCATATAATTTAGATACATATACTGATGTTATGGTATCTGATTTTGATAAAAAAACAGGTCCTTATTTTGATAGACTTAAAAAATTAAGAGGTAAAAAATAATGGCAATTAAAGCACTAAGAGCATTACAACAATACATACTGAGAGAGGTTTTAAAGGATGCACCTAAAGGTGTTATGCAAACTTTACCTAATAAAGATCTTTTAGAATTAAATGTTCAAGTCCTAGCACAACGTTTGATGCAAGCAGGTATTGACCCAACTACTTTAAAAAATGCAAATCAAGTAGAGAACGCTATCAAGATGATAGAAGATAGACCAGCAGTTCAAGAGGGAATCACATCTACAGAATCAGCAAAAGTATTTAACATTAAAGGCGACGAGTTAGATCCTAACAAACCAATCATCGGTGGCACACAGCCAGGTAAAAAAATAGATACAGATACTTTTATAAGACTAGCTGAAAGAAACCCACAGCTAATAAAACAAAAAATTGCAAATAAAAAAGTTGAAACAAATGCAGAGATCAAAGCAAGATTAGACAAAGGCAACAAAGAAGGTATTGCTAGAATAAAAAATAAAAAAATGGTTAAGGATGCGATTGATAATGCATCACCAGGATTTGTAAGAGGAGATAGAAAATATAATGCGCAACTTGTTGCAGAGGATTTAGCAGATAAAAAATTTGGTAAAGAATTTTATGATTTAGATCAAAGACAACAGATGGATCTTTATGATGAAGCACTTGAAGGATTAGCAGAACAAACAAGAGGTATGCCTGATCCAGAAGACTTCGCACAAGGTGGCATAGCACGACTTGGTTTTAAAGACGGCATGACCAGAAGAACGTTCTTAAAAATTTTAGGTGGTGCAATGGCCATACCTATTGTTGGTAAATTTCTAAAACCTTTTAGAACTGCAAAAGGTGTAACTAAAGTTCCGATGATCAAAACAGATGACGTTGCTGGTAAACCAGAATGGTTTGATCAGTTGGTCAACAAAGTTATTGTCGAAGGTGATGATGTTACTAAAAAATTTGCAACAGGTGAAAGACAATCTATTCATCAGAAAACACTTGACGATGGTTCCGTTGTCCGAGTTACAGAAGACGTGGATCAAGGTGCTGTAAGAGTCGAGTATCAAAGTGAAAAGAACGTGTTTGGTGATGATGTACAATTAGAATACAAAAAACCATTACCTGATGAGGGTGATCCAAGACCAACAGCAGAGTTTACTACAGCGGAGTCAGGTCCGGTTGGCAGATCATATGGACCAGATGATTATGAAATAGATGTTGATGAGGTTGGTGGTACGAGTATCAGAGATTTAGATTCAGACGTATCCAAACTAAAAGAATATGCAACAGGTCAAAAACCCACCATGACAGAGATTCTTCAAAACAAAAAAAGAAGAGACAAGGCTAAAGCTATATCAGAAGATCCTGAAGCTCAATCAGACGCTGTAATTAGAAGACAGGGTGAAGCAGATGATAGTTATTATGGCGATCCAGAAGAACTTGCATCAGGCGGTATCGCTAGAATGTTAGGAGAGTAATGAACCCGGCAAAATTTGCACAGATGATGAAGTATCTGACTCGGGTGAAAGAACAAAAACCAAAACTTCCTGATGTCTTTCCTGCGAGTGAATTATCTATTCCAACAAAAACAAAAAATGTTGAAGAGATCGAAGCTATCAACAGATTCGTAAGAGCTAATCCAAGACAAGACATGGCTGGTGGTGGTATGTTAGTGCAACCAGGTTTTGGTGGCACGAGGCAGGGGTATGCAGACCCAAAAGATAAAAAATTTGTAGAAACTAAAGGAGCTAGTAAAACAGCCTCTGGTAATCAAAAGGTTATTGATTTCTTAGAAAAATATAAACAAGAAAATCCAGGAAAACCATTGGACACATTTACTTTAAATAAAGCTGTAGAAGAAGCGTATGGAGAAAAATTTTTTAAAGATAAAGGAATAACACCTGCTAAAAAAGCTGGTGATATCGCAATGAGCAATCCTCAATGGTGGCAAAAAGCTACTGAGGGTTTAGAAATAGAATTTAGTTTAAAAGGCAAAGGAAAAGCTAACGAGGCTTATAAAAATAATCCTGAATTTAAAAAATTTTATGATGAAAATTACGATAAACCTTGGAATGAAATAACCGTTGAAGAAAGAACGATTAAAAATAATGCACTTAAAAAATTTAATATAGAAAAACAAAGAAGAAAAGTTATTCCAACGGAATCTTTAACCGTACAGGAATTTGCTGATAGGATTGGAATAAAATCAAGTCTTTTAAGAGCATTTAGATCTAAACCAAAATACAAAAATTTTTTAGAAAAAATGAATAACATTTTTGGAGAAGCTTTTGTTTTTGAAAGTGGTGGATATCGAGAAGTTAGATACCCAATACCAAATGAGGAGATGATAAACAAATTTGAAAAAGCTTTAACAGATATGAGATTAGAAGGTATTGAAAATATGAAATTAAAAAAAGCTAAACCTTATAATAAAGCCATTAAAGATGTTCACAAAATTTTGCAAACAGACCCTGATTTAGCACAACAAGGTAATTTATCTACATTAGCACAACAAGTGTATGGTGATGCTCAAGGAAAAAATAAAACAGAAAGACTTTTAGATTTAGAAAGAAAAATGAGAATGACAGCAGGAGATATTACTAGATACACTTCATTTTTATTGGGCACTAGAGATGTAGAGGGAATAAAAATTCCAAATAAAGATATAGTCGATAGTTTACTTTCTGATATTGCAACTAATACAGAAATTGGAAAATACGGATCTAGTGCGATAAGAACTACAAGAATGAAAATAATAGATGGGCTTCTTAAAACTAAAAGTCCAAATTTTGAAACATCTAGGCTGAATGTTTTAAAATATGTTCAAGAGGGAAAACATTTAGATGAAATAGCATCTATTGGAGGAGTTTATGATATTGCTCCTGGATATGCTGGTTTTGCACAAGAAATTGAACCAGATGTAAATTTAAGAAAAGCAAATTTAATAGATAATGATTTTGGAAGATTATTAAGAAAAGTAGTAACAGGAAATACAAAGGGTCCTGTTCGTTATGGAAAAAAAGATTATGATACAATTGAGGAAGCTGTAGAGGCTTTTAATAAATTTTCTAAAAATTTTGCAAAAGAAAAAAATATATTTACTCCAACAATTAAATATTCACCTGGAGAAGTATTAGACCCTAACGATTTTATACCTAATTTTTCTAGACTTGGACCAGAGGCTCAAGCTAATATTTTAGACTTAGCTAAAAAAGGTGTTGGAGTTGAAATAAAAGGACAACCTTTTGCAATGTTACAAGAAAATTTAAAAGCAAGAGGCCTAAGCATAACGAGAGGTCAAAGAGTCGTGCCACCAAAATCAAGAACAGGTCAAGGTGGTTTTATAGCAACAGAGTTGATACCAGGTGTAACAAAAGGTTCTAGAAGAGTGATAGCGAGTGCTGCTGGTTTTGTGTTACCAGAGGTTTTGTTCTATCAACTAGATAAAAGAAATAGAATGTCAAAAGGAGTATCTGAGGAAGAAGCCGAGGCTGCTGCTTTACAAAGTGCTAGTTTAGGTGCTCTTAAAGATACAGCTTATATGAATAATTTAAAAAAGGTAGGAGAGTCAATGGGTGTAGATTCTAGATCTTTTGATGCTGCTTATGACATGAATGTTTTACTTAAAAACTATGAGCAAAACAATTTAAACTTTCAAGATCAGTATTTAAATTTACTTGAAACAGGTGATGAAAAAAGAGCATCAGATCTTGAAAAAAATTTTAATGAATACAAAAAAAGAACACAAAACCAATATGCATTATTAAGCAATAATATTTCAGATAATGTGATGAACACCGTGGGTGCCTCACCTTTAATAATGGAGCAAGGAAGAAAAAATATTACACAGGAACAATTTGAAAAACCTTTTAAGGATTTACAAAAAGCTGGTTTAGAAAAATTGAAAAGAGAAAAAATTAAAGCTGCCCCTACTCAAAAAAGACAAGTAGATACTACTGCTGGAAGTATAGGAGAGGATTTTTATCAGGCCTTTGATTCTTTAACACAAGGTGCAAAAAATTTATTACAAGGTAGAGTAATACCATTTGCCTCTAAAATTGGACTTCCTCAATATGAACCACAAGCGTCTCAAAGAGAAATATTAAGTGATACTCTACAAAATTTAAGCGATAGAGATTTAGAAAGATTTAATTTGGGTAGAGGATACGTTCAAAGCGATCCTGTGAGTGATTTAGATTTACAAAATTTAGCCGCCGAAAGACCTGGTTTATTTTATGCGGGTGGTGGTATCGCTAAACTAGCTGGCGATAGATCAGGTAGACCACCAGAAAGAGGACCAAACTCACAAGGGTTGCTATCATTAATGAAACGTGGTATGAAAATATAGGAGTATTAAATGGCAGAAATAGAAAAAGGACTCCCGAACACTAGAACTAAATTAGATATCCCTTCAGAAGAAGAGATAGCACAAGAAGTTGCAGTTCAGGAACCAGAAGAGCAAAAAGGACCAATAGAAGTTATCCCAGAAGAAGATGGTGGTGTAACATTAGACTTTGAACCAGGAGCGATTAATGTACCTGGAACCGAATCACACTTTGATAATCTTGCAGATCTTTTACCAGATGATGTATTAGAACCAATCGGTAATGAGATGGTTCAAAACTACATGGACTACAAAGCATCTAGAAAAGATTGGGAGCAAGGATATATACAAGGTTTAGATCTTTTAGGTTTTAAATACGAAAACAGAACAGAACCATTTCAAGGAGCTTCAGGTGCAACACACCCAGTGATGGCAGAAGCTGTTAC